TAACAGACGAGTACAGCGAAGAGTATAGCAAAGACTTTAAAGTTATTAATATACCTGCAATAAATGACGAGGGCAACAGTTTCTGCGAAGAAATCAAAACAACAGAAGAGTATAAAGACATTAGAAAAATAACGGATGAATTTATATGGGAAGCTGAATATATGCAACATCCAGTAGAAAGCAAAGGGTTGTTATTTCCTATTGAAGAATTAAATAGATTTACAATGAGCGAACTAATGACATTAGATAAAGAGGGTAATAAGATTATCAAGCCTGCTGATGGTATTGTAGGGTTCACAGATACGGCTGATAAGGGTAGCGACTTCTTATCAAGTCCCATAGGTAGGAAGTACGGAAAGTATACGTATGTAACAGATATACTCTTTACACAAGACGGTGTAGAAATTACAGAGCCTTTAGTATCACAGTTAATTATAGACACCGGATGCGAAGTTATGAAGATAGAGAGTAATAATGGAGGTTCATCCTTTGCACGTAATGTAAGGGCATTAATAGAGGATAAATCACCATGTAGCGTTATAGATGAAATGACTACGCAAAATAAAGAAACTCGTATTCTAATGACAGCAGGCTATATAAAAGAGTATTTTTATTTTAGAGAAGATTATGAAACAGGGTCAGACTATGACAAGTTTATGAGACAATTTACAAGCTATATGAAGATGGGAAAGAATAAACATGACGATGGTGCTGATTCTATAGAGGGGTTAGGGAGTTATATGAAACTTATGGACTTCACAAAAGAAGAGCCTAAAAAGAAATCTACATTATGGATGTTTAATACTCCAGAGGAAGAAGGCGGTTATATTTCATGGTAATAGCATTAATAATCTTAATACCTATTATAAGCTTGTCTACAGGCTTTTTAGTATTAAAGGCGTACAGTACAGGCTTGCGTCATAACTACGAACTAAGGCACGATTTAAAGCCTACAGTAGCTAAAAGTCCTATAGAAATCTATTCCGACAAAAGAGAAGCAGAATATGAGGATAAGAAGTTAAAGGAAGAGGCTGAAAGAGAAAAAGAACAGGCTAATATAATGAGTGAATGGCTTAATGGAAAGGTGGAAGAATAAAGGAAGTGATTAGATGGAAATTAGCAATTACATAATTAACAATGATAAAGAATTAGATAAAGAATGCGAACAATTGTTAAGAGAATGGGCTGAAATGCAAGCAGAAACTAATAAAGCAGGCATTAAAGATGTTAAATTCAATGTGTCTATTATTGATAACAAAAGATGTGTAGGTATTGAAGCAAAGGAAGTGAACTAAATGGATAGTGGCACAATACAAAACTATTATAGGCTAGGAGAACAATACTTCAATCAAATGGGTTTTCCTGCAACATGGAAAGAATGTACGGAGTTTAAAAACGGTAAACAATGGCCAGCTAAAACAAAAGCTACCGAAAACCTTCCAAGGCCAGTTATTAATATAATTCGTTTCATAGAAAACCATAAGACTTCACAAATATTAAGCGAACCTATTAAAATGATATTTAGTAAAGAGGAAATAGACCTTGAAACTACAGACGGCGTAGACATGGAAGAAGTGGGAGCAGAACTTTTCACACAGTTCAGTTCGCAAGAATGGGAAAACATAAAGCAAGACGGACTTAATGAGGAAGCACTAGATAAGGCTAGTGAATTGTGTAGTGGCATATATCATTATTACTTTGATGATTCTGTTATTAAGGGCAAAAAGAATATTGTTAAAGGTGTAATGAGGGGTGAGATATTACACCCTATCAGTTTGTTCGTGGGCAATCCGCAATGTCTTGATACACAGCTTCAACCTTATATTTTAATTCCAGTACGTGATGATATTGAGAACATTAAAAAGCGTGCTAAAGATAACGGCGTAAAGGTAGAAGATATAGCACAAATAGTAGGGGATAAAGATATTAAAGATACCTCTAATAATGCTAGATTTGAAGTAAGGGACAAAGCTACAGAAATTACTTGTTATTACAAAGAAAATGGCACTATATGGCTAATGAAAACTTGTGGCACAGTAGTCACTAAACCTCCTGTTGATACCCTACATAAGCTTTATCCTATTGCAAGGATGAATTGGTATAAGGAAGATAAGAATTGGTATGGCATAGGTGAAACAGAAGGATTAATTAGTAATCAAAAATCAATTAACTTTATGACGGCTACGCAAATGATGCGTGAGATTCTAATGGGTATGCCTAAGCTGATGCTTAAAAAACAATATGTTAAAGGCTTTAATAATGACCCTGCTACACCTATTATGGATGATAACCCTACAGGATGGAGCGCACAGTATTTGCAACCACCTAATCAAAGCGGGAAGGGTCAAGAACTTGTAGACTTTTTATTAACAGCAAGTAAGACACATTCCGGAAGTACAGAAACGGCTACGGGTGAGCTTGCTAAGTCCTCACAAATGAACGCAACAGCTATTATGATGCTTCAAAAAGCTTCAGCAGTACCACTCGACCAAATTAAGAAAAGATTTAAAAGAGTAATGGAAGAGATAGGTCAGATATGGATGGAGTTTTGGACAATAAATTATAATACGCAAAGAGTAATTAATATTAAAGATGCAAACGGTCAAGACGTACCACAAAGCTTTAGAGGTTCAGACTTCAAAGATATTAGTTTAAAGCTTAAAATAGATGTAAATGCAAGTGCTGAATTTTCTGAAAGCTTAATGATGAATAGTTTAGATATGTTTTATAATAAAGGTGATTTAACAATGGGAGAATATGCAGAGTTAGCACCTGAAAGCGTAATATCATATAAAGAGAAGATTAAAGATTTAGTAGAGAAGAAACAAAAGGCTTTAGAAGTACAGCAACAACAGCAAATGGAACAAAGCCAAGTTATGCAAGGGCAACAGGATGAAATAGCACAGCAAGGGCAGCAGCAGGAACAAAATATTAAACAAGAAGAATTAAATAAACTTGCAGACTTCTTTGAATCATTACCTAAAGAAGTACAAGCTAAATTAAAGATGATGCCTGATGATCAAATGCAAGCACAGGTAATGAGTATGATGAAGCAGGGTATAAACACCAGTATGAAGCAAGCACCTCAAATACAAGGGGGGAAATAATGAAGTGTCCTTATAATCGAAAAACTTTAAATTATTCAAAACAATATAAAAATGATTTCTTAAATGAAGAAAATGCAACACTTAAAGGATATGAAGAAGCCTATTTAGAAGTATATACTTTAATGGAATGTGAAAAGGAAAATTGTGGTGCATGGCAAAATGAAAAATGTAACTATAATCAAGGGAATAACTAAAATGAATTTTATAAACAAGTAATTATCAAGCACCGATTATATAGGTGCTTTTTTAATGTCCAATATAGGGAAAAATCAACGCTATGCCGAGCGTAAACAGGCGATAGGAGAACAATATGGAAGAAAATTTAAATGTTTTAAACGAAACACAGGAGAGTGTCGTGGATTCTCAAAATACTGAGCAGGTAGAAACTCCTGAAAGTGTTAGTGTAGATGTCACGACTACACAGGAAGATAAACCTATTCAAGATGCTGAAACAAATGCAAAGTTCGCAACTCAGCGCAGAGATAACGAACAGAAGGCTTATGTTAAGGCACAAGACGACCTTGTAGCAAGACAGTACGGTTCTAGCCATGGTATATATACCGTTGCTGACTATGACAAGGCAGTAAATGAACAAGCACAGGCAGAGCAAAACAAAGCCTATGAAGATGCAGGGTTAAATCAAGAAATGATTAATAAAATCATCAATGATAATCCTACTGTCCAAAAGGCAAATGAAATTATATCAAAACAAGCAGAGGATGTAAGGATAAATGCAGACATAAAAGACTTATTTGATTCTTTCCCAGAAGCTAAGGATTCAAAAATTCCAGATGAAGTATTTTTAGAGAGCATATCAAAAGGTATTCCCTTAAAATATGCTTATTCAATGTTTGCAAATAAAAATTCCCAAGCAATCGCAGAACAAAAGACACTTAGAGGGCTACAACAGAACGCTCAAACTTCACCAGGGGCGCTAGGAAGTGGACAAACAGCACAGACAAGTTCTATTAACAATATGTCTAAGGCTGATTTCCACAAAATGCAAAATGAAGTATTAATGGGTGAAAGAAAACAAATTTAAGGAGTGAATTTATAAATGGCAGCTAAATTTCAAACATATACAACCCCATCAGACGGTTCTAATAATAGATTGACAAATGAAAACGCAGAGTTTTATCAAAGAACTCTACTCGAAAGGCTACAGGATAATCTTTTCTTCATGAAATATGGAAAGAAAACCCCTATTCCTAAGCATGCAGGCGCAACCACTTCATGGAGAAGATTAGAAATGCCAGCTGTTACTACTACTGCAATTACAGAGGGCGTTACACCTACAGGTATTGACTTAACTATCAATAAGGTTACTGCAACAGTTCAACAGTTTGGTACTTACACTAAACTTACTGATCTCATTGACCTTGTAGGACTTGATCCTTTACTCACAGAGGTATCTCAGATGTTCGGGGACCACGCAGGAATGACAATGGACATAATTGTTAGGGACATAGTTGTAGCAGGAACTAACGGACAGTATGCTGGCTCAGTTGCTTCAAGAGCTTTACTTGTAGCAGGTGGGGTTATTTCAGCAGCAGAAATTCAAAAGGCTAGAGCAACAATGGTTAAAAACAACGTTAAGAAAATAAAACTTCCTAACGGTTCTATGGGTTACTTAGCTTTTGTTCATCCCGATACAGTTACTGCAATCATGAACTTACAAGAATGGAAAGATCAAAACACCTATGTAGACACTAAAAACAGAGAAGAAGGTATCGTAGGACAAATGTATGGCATATACTTCTTAGAAGCTACCACAGCCCCTACATTCGCTAATGGTGGAGCAGGCGGAGCTCTTGCAGGTAAATCAATTATAATCATTGGTGAAGGTGCTTTTGGTATACCAGATGTAGCAGGAAGTTCTAAGCCTGAGATACTTGTATTTAGTGAGGGTAATACTGAAAACCCAATGGCTTTATATTCAACAGTTGCGTGGAAGTCAACATTTACAGCAGCAAGACTTCAAGAACTTGCAATACTTAGACTTGAAGTATTAAACGTATAGTATCCAATAAGGTAGGGTTAACGCTCTACCTTGTTTTTTTAAATTAAAACAAAGGTGGTTTTATAATGAAAGTATTAAAAGAAGATGAAAAATGGGGTAAAGTTGACGGTGGATTGTTCGTAGGTGAAGAATATGTAAGTCTTACAATACCTTTAGATAGACAGAACCCAGCAAAGGAAAGAATAGTTTGTATAAACGGCAATCAGATATGGCTTGCAGTAGGTAAGAAATTAAAAGTTCCTCAATCAGTAAAGGACTTATGGGAATATTCCTATAACGGGACAATTGAAGCAGAGGAAAGTATGTCACAGGAAATTGAAATTAAATCATAGGAGGTAAGCTATGGACAATTTAATGCAAGTGTCAAATAGTTCTTTAGGGCAAAGTGGAGCAATTTTGGTAACAGACACCACAGCTATAGTAGGTGTTTTCAGCTCAATGCTAGTTGTATCGGATGCAACTTTTACAACGCTTACAAGCGATATTACAAAAAATGGGATAGTAACGACAAGCACAGGGGCAGATTTTGGAACGCTTTCAACAGGAACAATTATATATGGAAAAATAACAGCAGTTACCTTGTCGGCAGGCAAAGTAATTTTATATAAGTAGGTGGTAAAATGTTAGGGTTAGGCTTAGGACTTAACAAAAATACGAATAAAAGGCAAATAGTAAGGAATGGTTTAGTGCTATATTTAGATGGCAGAGACTTTAAAAATAGTCCTCCTACAAGTTTATGGATGGATAGAAGCGGATTAGGTAACAACGCTACACCTAGTGGCTTTGCTTATACTACTGCAAGTGGTAGTGATGGGGTAGGTGGAGTTGTATTTGATGGCGTGAATGATAGATGTGTAACTCCAGTTATTGATTATAAATTGTCAAAACAATTAACAATAGATGTTAATATATCTAATATTCCAAAGGATAAGCCAGCACAAGTAATTTTTGAGAACGGAACAAGTTTTAACGGCTATACTGGAGGATTTATTTTAAGCTACGAAAATAATTCGCTAACTATGGCTATACAAGCTACAACGGGGTATATATTAAACCATTCAGCAGTTATTGATTTATCGGTTAGTAAAAATAATCTAACTGCTAGATTTGATACAACGCAAGTTAATATATTAGACGTTACTCAATTATATATAAATGGTATTAAACAAACTATGGTTAATACCACAACAAACGTGGGTAGGGATTTTGCAATCAGCAACAAACAAGGATATATATTCAATAGAAATTTAAGTTCTCTTTTTGCAAGTGCAAAATTGCACAATCTAAGGGTTTATAACCGAGCCTTAACCGATACTGAAATACTACAAAACTACAATGCTTCGAGGTGATAATATGATTAAATTTGTAATTGCATTAATAGAAGATTTTGTAAGAGTAAATATAGATGTTTCAAATGAAAGACATAGTGTAGATGGATTGAAAGCTTTAAAACACATAGAAAACTTATCAGCAGATGAACTAAATAATATTAGATTTAAAAGTGTTTTTCAGTTTATAGGTGATGAAGAGATCTATACTTTAATGGAAACAAGCGAATGGAAAGCAGAAGAAGTTAGTTCAGAAATTAAATCGTAGGTGGTGTTATAAATGGGTTTAGTAACAGTGACCCCGAGAGGTGATTCAGATGGTTCAATTGTCAGACAATTTGGTGATAGTATAGATTCAGCAGTAAGAACTTACACCTATGATACTGCACAGGAAAGCTTAACAATTCGGAATAAGGGGTATGTACCTATAGTTTTAAATGTGGGTTCATACGTAGATATAACAATAGCACCATTAACAACGTGGGGAAATGATGTAGATTTTAGTTTTTTTACAATCAAAACATTAAGTGGAATGTCAGAAATTCAAGTAACTGCTAGAGAATATGACAACAAGCCAGTTTATAAAAAGGATTTTGATTCGCAAATGGCAGATATTGCGACACAACTAAATTATACAAATGGTTCTGTTTCTGACTATATACAAAGTATAATTGACAACGCAGGAGTTCATACTGTTGTAAAGTTTGAAAAAGGCAAAACATATGTTTTAGATAAAGATTTAATCTTAAAAAGCAATATTTTGCTTGATGGCAATGGTTGTACTATGAAAGGAAAAACGCTTATATTGACAGGCTGTACAAATGTGACTATAAAAATGTTTACATTTGACGGTGATAGTACAACAGCTACATGGTATACAGCAATAAAATCAAATGGTAATGCTAATGATATTTATATTTACGATAATACAATAATAGCATCGCAGATACAATTTACGTCTGACGTTTATATCAACCCAAACACAAACGTAAATATTTATAAAAATAGATTTCGAGGTGATACCAGCTTAAAAGTGTGGGGTTATGATATTTTGGCATTATCGAATACAAAAAACTCACTAATCATAGAGAATGATTTTAATATGACAGGAGTATATCGCTTTATAAAAATGACTACTTCTGAATTATTGTTAGCCAATCACGCTGGGTATACTTATTCTGTTTGCGAAAATGGATATTGTGATGGTATTACTATAAGTAACAACAAATTTATTGGAGAATTTATTGAATATCAATCAGCTGGACTAACAAAGCAAGCGATAGATATGTTCAACGGGGCAACAAATATTATCATAGATAGTAATGTTTTCAAGGTTAATATGATAAGTAGTGTACCCTTAGGTAATGTTATAGAAGGGAAATCATATGGCTCGGATAGTGTACCAACGTATACAAGATTCATAAAAAATATAGTAATTTCTAACAATCATATTGAAGGTAATTTTTTAAAAGCTATTGCACTTGGTAATTTATACGGACAAAATGTAATTAAAGATAGTATTGGAAATATTTACGCTGATACTGATTCTTTTATTAGGATTGAAAGCAACAATATAATATGTAAAAGTGCTGACATTTCAGTATTGAATGTAATTTATATATGGGGACAATTTCAAATTGATGTATTAAACAATGCTATTGCAATGAATAAAACAAAAACTTTAAATTCGGTAAGCATAAATATACTATCGTGTGGATATATAAATATTTTTAATAATAAGCTATTAAATCAATCTAAAATATTTATAAATGATATGTTCTCTTTAGATGGGGCAATTGCAATCGGAGGGTTAAAAAGGTTCAACTGTATACTTAATATTAATATAACGAAAAATATAATTGAATTTAACGCTTACAAGGCTATACAATTTTACAATATTAATAATAACACAGTAGATGCAAGTATTAGAACTATGTTACAAGTATCAGATAACTTATTTTATAATAATGATATTGGTCAACTTAATAGTATATTTAATACAGACTGTAGATTTAACTCAATAAATGTAAGAAATAATAATTTTAGAACAGATGGAACAGGGGTGCTTTATTATCCGAATTACTCTAATATGTGTGTAAATCCTGTTATCGATGAAAATAACACATGGACTAATATGTTTGCCGCACCTACTACAAATACATGGAATAAAGGTCAGAAAGTATATACATGGAATTTAATTCCTAATGGTTATTTAGGGTGGATTTGTACTACAGCGGGAACAATGGGAACATTAAATGCAAATGCGACTACAGGAAGTATAACGACAGGAATAAATACATTAACTGTTAATTCAGTTACGGGGTTATCTATGGGGTGTAAGCTTGCAATAAGTGGAATTGTTGGACAAAAGACTGTTACCGCAGTTAATGGACTAGTTGTCACACTAGATTCAAACGCAGATGCAACAGTAACAAATGCTTCAGTAACTTTTTCACCTGCTGTTTGGAAAGGTTTTGGCTTAATACAAGCTTAATGAATAATAAAGTTTATTGTTGGTGCTATGATAGTGAGGATTATGGACAAATGAGGCGTAAAAGAGGAAATAACAGCCAATAAACTTTAATGCGGAATAGGAAAATATGGCGCAACAAACGGAAAGGAGGTATAAAATGAACTTAGCTTTATTGGACCAAAAAGTGTTACAACTTATAAATCAGTACTCCATCAACGGAAGTTTAGTTTCAGATACATCAAACGCAGATTATTTGCTTAAAACTAGAAACTTAATAGATGCTTGTCAGAAAGAAATAGCAGACGAATTCCCAATAGTTAAAGAAGAAACATGGGTACAAACTCCAGTAGATAATCCTACAGACTTTGTTACACATGCTCTACCTGCTAACTGTGAAAAGATAATAAATATTTATATTAAGAAATATCCTGTATATCAATTACTTACTTATACTGTTCAAGGTGAGAATCTAATTTTTAACCCTGCATTAGATGGAACCATAATATTAAACTATAATAAAATCCCTGATGATATAATTGTAGATTCTTTGTCCACTTTAGAATTAGAAATAGGCAAAAAGTATGCAGAGTTAATACCTTATTATGTGGCAGGATGGATATATTTAGAGGATAACCCTACAATATCAACAATGTTATTAAATGCATATGAAACTAAGAAAAATAAACTCAACTATGTTGTACCTTCTTCTTCAATAGAAATAGAAAATGTATTTGAGGGTTTTATATAAGG